GTCTCTTAACTGGATTTAGCTCGCCATAAAAAGAAGCGTCTCCGCTTGCTAGTTTACTTTGAATTTGGGTTACATCTCTTGAAAGCCTGTTTTGTAGCGTTGATCTACGAGTTTTATCTAGACCAAATGTATTTAATCTTGCTCCTATTATTTCTGAGGCACTAACATCTTCTGGACTGTCTAATCTTAAAGCTTCAGATAACAATGCTTGATAAGGAGTCTGCATAGAATCTATTTTTTCAGCATACTCGCCTTGTAAAAATTCTGCGCTGCCCCCTTCTGGAAAATCTATAGGTAAAAATTGTCTAACATAATTAATCGTAGCCTGTAATGACTTATAGCTGTCATCTCCTGGTTTAAGAACAGTAGATGCTCTTTCTTCCATTACCTGTAAATCTATAAACATCCTAGCAGCTTCTTTTGCTAAAACCATGTCGCTATTTAGCCTAGTATCTACAGCCAAGATTACATCCTTTATCGCATTCACAGTATTAGCCCTAAGAACAGTAGGATCATTGAGTTCTTTTAATCTAGAGTCGTAAGCGTCTTCTAATCTGCCAATATCTGTTGCATCAAAATTTAGTTCAGGGTTAGCGGAAATAAACTCCCTAAGCTCGTCTTTTTTAACTGCTAAATCCTGAGGGCTAGCTGTGTTTTCAAGGTCTACCTGTGCAAAACCAAGCATGCTTTTTCCAACAACTTCCAAATAAGCTTCACGCCCTTCTGCTGTAAGACCCTTAGCAGTGCTGTAAACATCCTGTCCTTCCGTACTAGTAAAAAGTGGATGGTTTATAACAGACCGAAAAACAGATATTGGAGTTCCAACCCCAAAATAATCAACTAAATTAGTATTTATAAATTTTTGGAGCGCATCGCCTCTTTCTTCAGCTGTATCTATAATTACAGATTGAGCATTATTAGCCTCAAACCTTGCTTGTAGATTTCCAGTATCTTTATAAAAATTGTTATTATAGCGCAACATTGCTTTTTCACTAGTCAACGCTACAGGGGAATCTTCAGGTAAAAAACTAGACAAAGGAGTACCAACAACAGACATAACATTGTCCTGTAACTCCTGAATACCCTTTAATCCAATTTTATTACTAACACCAGTATTTAAAGCATCCAAAGCAGTTTTATACTGCACTTGACGCTCTGCGTCTGCTTTACTAGCCAGTTGTACCTGAGCCTCATCTTTCTTTTGTTGAATAGAAGTAGCATAACTAGCAGCAGCTTGACCAACTTGTCCAAAAGCCTGACCAACTTCTCTTAAACCGCTTCTAAAATTAGATGTAGTATCAAAAGCTGAAAATGGTGCTTTTTGTTGTTTTTGTGTAGGTTTTATCATGGTCCAAATACGTTATTTTCAGCAGCATACCCAGCAGCCTGACCAAAAGATCCAAGTAGATTAGCCGTACCAGCTAACTGAGTTTGTTTTGCTTGGTTTCTAAATTGAGTAGCGTTATTAGCAGCAGTACGCAAAGTTAAATTTCGCGCATCTTGACCACGTTGATAGGCATATCCTAATTGTCGGTCTGTGTCTGCAAGTTGACTAGAAAATTGTGCAGTTTCTTGTGAAGCTGCAAAATCAAACCTAGCTAGGTTATCATAACCCTGTAATTCTGCAGAACGAAGCACATCACTAAATGTTCCACCAGAACCAGATAGTTGCATTCTTGACGTAGCTAACTCTCTAGCCTGTTTCTTTTGCAAATCTTCACGCCCAAAAGATGCTTTTTGTAGTGCCTGGTTTTTCTCTAAAGCGTTTGCAGATGCAACATAGCCAAGATCACCCTGCTCTGCCACCATGTTATTAACATCTATCTGAGCATTGTACTTACCCATAGCTATCGCAGACTCAGCTGAGTTACGCTGAGCCGCAGCCTCTCGTTGCGCTCCCATGTACTGGGTTACGCCTGAGGCTACACTTGCTACTACGGCTACAATTTCCATATTAGTTCAGATCAGTTTTGGTTATAATTGATGCAATGGTTAAAGGATAGGGTTCTTCGTGTTTAATAGTTGGTACATTATCTACGCCAAAAGTCGAGCCTGCAATAGGTCTTTCTTTATCAAAACCAGAAAATCCACCACTAGCCCCATAAGTTGTAGATAATGTAATTGTTTCAAACTTATTTTTTATACCTAACATAAAACTAAACGACTTAATAAAAAACGCTTTGAATGATATTATACGAGCCGTATCTGCTCCATATGCAGGCTTGTTTGCAGCATCCCATGTTGGGAACATCATCTGCAACTCACCAGTATAACGAAGTCCTATAATTATCTTTCCACTTCCTGTGTAACTACTAATCTCAGCAGCCGTTTTTTGCCCTATATACTGTCCATTATCAATAAGAGCTATATCGGAAGCCCCTAAAGCTGAAGATATAATAGTTGCAGAGGGGATAGAACTAGAACTACTATACTCCAAATAAGAATCCAACATGGGGTAATTAGAAGTCTGGGCAATATCTGGATCAGATAAAGCCTCTGTTCTTATAGTGCTACCTCTCTTAACAAGAATCCACACTTGATCTAAATTTGATACTGTACTCTTGTGCAACACAGATATATCTAAAACTGTAGCAGAGCCTCCTAATTCATGTTCCGACCAAGCATAAAATTCTTCTTGTCGGTGATAGGATAGACAAAACAACTTACCAGCAACAGTTCTAGTCCATATTCTAGGCTGAGGTGCGTGCTGGTATGCAATCTGAGCTATTGGATCCTTTATAAATATCCCATATATAAGTTTAGAAACATCGTTTGAGGACGCAGTAGTTAAAGACTGGTCATATTTATACTCCATTAAGCGAGTGCCCGACTGATCAGGATAAAACACAGAACTACCTACTGTTTCAGCTTGTTGTGCACAAGGTTCTTCTTCCGTTAGCTCCATACGAACAGTCTTAGGGCTAATACCGTACTGATACTGGTTAGGCACTATTCTATAAATTCCACCAGTAGTACCAATAACTAAATCTTTTGCAGCATTCATCCAACGTATACCAGCATTTCGATTTGCCAACGCATATGTTATTGCATCGGTATCTAGCACCTCACCATCATCTTGAGTTGGTTGAAAACTAGCTTCATCGTCAACCCTACTAAAATATATAAAATTTGGATTATTATAAGTACCGCCAAATATTCTACGTTGTTCAAACTTAGCTACAGTTGTAGGAAAATTACCAGTAAACCACGCCCCAAGTTTTACATCTTGTAAAGCTCCTGCATTTTCAAAGTCAAGTGTTCTTTTGTTTCTAGGTACAGAATTTAAAAGAGTTACTACTGCTTGTTTATCAGAGGTAGCAGTTTTAATTTTCATGTATACATTTCCTGACTCCATTATTCCCATAATGTGTCTACCAACATCATCCGCTACAAAAGTGTTAGATTGTGATGCTGTAAGCTGAGCATCATTAGCAACTACTTCAACTACAAGGGTAGAGGTAGGAACTATTAAATTACCAGCTGTATAACTACTTTCATATTGTTCAACTTTTTCAGTAGTATTACACTCTACCACATCAAATTGTTTCTGTGTTGATAAATTTCCAATTAAAAAATCTCCATCAGTTGACACAGGCACAGTTAAATTATCTGACTCGTCAGTATTAGCTCCAGCAGCTTTAGATAGACCGTGAGAAAAAGCATAAGTTCTATTTCCACCGTCTGTTAAAACAGCCGTTGTTTGGTTTATATCACCTTTAACATTTATACCCAACTGATAAAGAGTTACAGTATTACCTGAAAAATTATGATCGTATATTCTATACACAGAACCAGACGTATATTCTGAATTATCATACGCGCCCCTAAAAAACTCTACAGGATGATCTTCTGTGCCTCTGTGTTCTTTAATATTTAACCAACGAACTCGTGCTCTAGTTTCGCCTACAACAACATTATTGTTTCTTCTGTCATCTCCAACACGAACCCAAGAGTTAACTTGACCCGCATTGAATATAGTAGTATCTGATCGCAAGTGTATTTCTCCATCGGGGACACCATCTAATTCTAAAGCTTTTTCATCTGCAGAATTATTAGCTGTTTCTTCATTATCTAACAAATACAACTGTGCTGCATCATCTTCAATGTCTAATACAGACACAACAGGCTCCACAAAAACTACAGTGTTTGTTGGATTTTGAAGAGTGTAGTTAGAAGTAGTACTAGCTGTAACAACCTTACCTAAAAATTTTGTCCCATCAGCAATATATTCTACATACCAAGTTTTACTACTGTAGTTTGCTACTATGGGATTAAATAAAGATGCGGGTGCAGTTAATTAAACATATCTCTCGTTTTGAGCTAAAGTAAATTTATTTGAAGACGGTTGTTTATCCAAAAAAGGCTCAACATCAAAAGGCAAGTCTGATAATGTCCAACTAGTGTCTCCTTGGACTTCAGCATTTGCTAAAAGAGTATAATCATTAGTAGTAACTAACTCTTGACCGCCAGAAGCGTTTAAAACAGTTGCTAAGAAAGTAAGATCTGCAGTTAATTTTTTAGGTCTATGACGACCATGTGCTATATGCAACTCACCTGTTTCTGAGCTAAATCTAAGTTCAGGAATCTCTGCAGCACTGTACGGAGTAGTTACTTCAGCTTTTTTTACTCCACTATTATCATAAATCTCAACCTTCCCTGAAGAAAAAACTGCACGATATGGGATTGCCGTAGCAAGAACTATATCAACACTGATAAATTTATCTTGAGCCCCAGTTAGAGTATTATACTGTTTAAAACCCTGTCGAAAATTAGCAGGTCCTTGTAAAGTAGGAAAGAAATTTTTAAAAACTCTACCTGAGTTTCCAACTCGTTTTATATCTGTGCGACCTAAAACGTGCTCACTTATTAAACCTCCAGAGAAATCAGTTTGGACATTACTATACCTTGCCATAATTCTGATGAGCTGAAATAAAACCTGACATACTGCTATCTAAATACTGTGCAGGTGGTGCTTGTCTACCATCTAGAGTTTTAGCTCTCCGTAGTGCTAACCCATACTGTCTATGTAGTATTTCATGTCTATTTTCAGAACCCGATAACTCAATAGCAATATTCTGTGCCATGTGCAATGTTAAAAGCCTAAAAAGAAACCCAGGAAGTGTTATTGCACTAGTTTCTATGACAGGTAAAAATGCGTATGTAATATTTAAACTTTCAAGAGAGCTATATAAGTTACCGTTAGCAAGTTTATAAGTATTATACAATTCGTCTTCTGCATCTTCAACTTTTACTAAAAGATTAAGATCATTTGGAAGAGTAAATTCATTGGGACAATCTACAAACTCTGCAGATGTTCTAGAAACTGTAGTAACATTTCTAAAATACACCGAATGAACGCTTATTTTGCTAATACCGTTAGACTCAGTAACACCGCCCGACTGAATATTAGCCTTTACCCCAGCCCCTTGAGTTAGTGAGTCGTAAAATGCAGATGTTAGAACAAGATTACTGTCAGTAATAGTGCCAGTGCCCGTTAAGTTCTCTAATGTTATAGATGCATAAGAATCCGCGACAGCAGAACTTTTCCCTACAACAACATCTAGTGTTGCCTTAAATAAATGATTGCTGCCAACACTAGAAAGAGCTAATGGCGTGCCGACAACAGCATTACCATTATTTCTGTGTTGAAGTTTTAATTTAGCACTAGAACCAGTGCCTTCAAATTTTATCTGAAAAGATAAATTTGGATTGCTTAAAACATCTTCACTTGGACTAACATCAGGATATTCATCCATATCTGTTAATGAAAACATGTATACACGCTGAGCATCAGAACTTTTAGTCCCAGGACCAAAATCAAAAGTATGCTCAAATCTAATGAGTTGCTGTTGTGCTGCTGTAACAACACTAGTAGTTCTTAAATTTTTATAATTATCACCCTCAGCGACTAAAGTTTCAGTGGTTGGTGATATTTGCCACTGGGCTGATTTAATAGTGTTTCCTTCCCAGTCAGGATTACTAGCTGCATCACCTGCACTTGTATAGCCTTCCGAAGCAAGAAAAGATGTTTCTAACCCAGGCTTAGAGTTGAGCTTAACTCTCCTAGTGTTATATCGAAAAATGTTATCGCCAAAAACCTCAGTAACTGCCTGAGAGTACGCACTGTTGGCTATGTCATATGTAGTGCTAGTTGTGTCGCTAGCTTCTAAGTGAAAACTGCCCACCATTCTCAGGGCAGAGTTCATTATATCAAGCTTTGTTGCTTCAGTAGACATACAATAAAGTAGTCTCCCCTGAGTATACAGGGGAGACTACGAATATAATTAACCTTCAGTACAACGGATTTCGCCAGAAACTTCACCCCACATACGAGATGCTTCAGCAGCAAGCTTGAAGTAAACGTAAGGAATGTTTTTCTTAGCAGGAACACGCCACACATCTCCCTTGAGAGCTGTGCCTGTAGATAGCTTAAGAGATTTTGGTGTTGAGATGATAACACGACGCTCGTCACCAGCAGAGCCAGTGGATAGTGGAAGCCGCTCAGTGTGAATGAAACGGAAGCCCATGAATGTAGTTACACTACCTTCAGCAAGTGACTTGCGAACTGCGAAGTCAGAGCTAACAACCTCAGTTATACCGAGTAGGTCATCAAGTTGCTTTGCAGAAACAAAACAGTTAACGATCTCGTCTTGGTCAATAGCGTGTAGCTTTAGCATTGTAGTGCGAGCTGCACGAAGTTTAGCAAGAGTAAGACCAGAGCCTACAGTGCCAAAGTTAGCACCAATAGAGAAACCTTCAGTTTCTCCACCAGCAACAACGTAGTCACCAGCAGCAGTAATATCTCCAGCGGACTTAGTCCCAACAACAATGTTAGCACGATCTTCGTCTGTAGCACCTTCTGCGAAAGTACGAGTAGTTCCGCCAGACTTACCAACGTAAGCCTCACCGAAGAACTTGTCAATGATGATGTCGTCGATCTTACGCTTACCAGATGCAAGAAGTGCTTGTGTGTAAGCATTCATTGGATCTGTAAGAACACGCTTTAGATCTTTCTCATCAACATACTTGCCGAGCTCATAGTCCTTAAGACCAATCCGACGACGTTCGTGTGTGATAGATGAATTTGGGTTGTCACCATAACGAGTAGCATCTTCACTCATTGCTTCAGCTGTGCCGATGCGATCAAAGTATTGAAACTCTTCGTTTTGTGTTTCTTGTTCGAAGTAAGGCTGTAGTTTAGACTCACTTTGTTGATATGCTTGCTCAAAACCAGCTTTGTAGGCTTGAACATAAGCATCGTTGATAGTAATACCCCCAGCAGGAGTACCAGTTTCTCCCATATAGGTAGGATCTGAATATGCCATAATTTTAAATAATTTAAGTTAAGTTTTAATTAGAAGTTTGTTTTTCGATGAGCTATCCTTTCGGACTCTTCTAGTTATAACGGAACCAACGGCTATCTAAAGCTGATATCGAGACCAAAAAAAGGCTACCTCAATATTATTTGGATAGCCTTGTTTTTTTATAATGTCAAGTCGTTTTACCCTTCTCCGTACAAATTAGAGTATAGGTTTGCTCGTTTATTAAGTACCTCTTGTCGTTTAGCTCTGTCAGCCAAGTTCAAAGAAGATGGATCACTCATAATAAGTGATGCATTATCTGCATCAAGCTCTGCAATCGCAGTCTTTACTCCGTGAACGTTTTGGTTCGCAAAACCACTAGCTGGGTTATTAGCAACAGCAGGTAAAGTATCGCCTGATACTTCCGCCAACCTATGAAACAACTTTAAGACAGCAGGGTGATTTGCAACCACAGGATCAGCTTCTATTAGCTCCTTAATCTCGGGGATCTCAGAAGCCATCGCCTCATACGCTTGATTAGCCTGAGCAAGATTTACTTCGTAGTTATCCCCCCAATCCATTCGAACGGAAGTTTTAGCATCTTCAACCTGCTTTGCAACAGACTCTTCTGCAGTTTTTTGTTGCTCTATCCCCATACCTACATAAGCCTCGTATAGCTGATCAAACTGGTTTTGTGATAATCCCAGCTCTGCTGTAAAATCAACAAACTCCTGTACAGCCTCAGTCGGTAGTTCAATAGGCACAGTCTCATCCCCAACAGTTACTTCATCAGGAATAGTATACTCAGAATCGGCAGGTCTTATATTGCTATAAAAGTCCTCCCATTGTTCTTCTCCCCAATCTTCTTGGGGTGCAGATAAACGTTTTGAACCCAAAGCACTCTGTGCATTTACAAGCTGATCTGCTAGTGCATGCATAGACTTTGTATTCTTAAGTGTATCGTTTGCCTGTAATTCTTCAGGCAATGATTGTAAAAACTGACCATAGGAATCTTCTGATGCAAAATCAAAAGCACTAGACTCAGTTGCGGTTTCAGAGGCTACCTCTTCGGGGATACCCCCGCCTAGACCTCCTGTGTTTTCTTCTTCGCTCATATGTTTTTATTCTCCATCTCTATTTTGTTAATAAGTTCTTGTGGATCGTCTTGACCCAACAGAGTGAGAAAGCTCATAGCTAAACGCCTACGTCCCTCACACTCACGCATTTTTACATCGTCTGAGTGAAACACAGGTTTAGTTACATGACACTCACGGAGCAAGACTTTAAAAAATCTCTGCCCAGATGGAGTCTCTAAAATATTGATAAGATCTTCTTTCAGCTTAGATTTCTCACGAAGCCTCTCAAGAGTAGATAATACTGACATATTAAATATTTAATAATTGACCCACGCCTTCAGGATCTATTTGCTTTGCCTGAGCAACATCCTTCATTGCGCCACCAATTTGCGGAGCCATTTGAGCTTGTGCCATTATTTGCTGTTGTTGTTGTTGTTGTTCCTTAGCCTGCTGTACTTGCTCTGAAGTTTTTACAACATCAGGAATTATATTACGATATTTAGCGTAGCTTTCAAGAAGCTTCTGCTCATCAATAGCTTGAACCAACTCAGGTTTGGCTTGGGCTAGCGGTGCAATATCGCGCATAAATGCACTGATGTCGCTAAGTCTAGTAGAGAATTGAGCTTGAGAAGCAGGGCTTGAGTAACTAATTTCTAATTCACCCACACTAGCAGGAGCTTCGGGGAGTTGACCATTGCGCTCTAGTAGTGTAAACGTAGCTTCAATAGCTGGTCCCAAATATTCAGACTCCATACGATTAAGAAGAGGCGCGAGCTGATTGAGCATCTGTCCTCTTACATCTTGAATCTCTGTCACGCTTTGACGCTCTTTCTTCTCTTGTCGGATAATCTGATCAACAAAGAATGATCTGTTTACAGAATCTCTGTACATCCGAATTAACTCCATAACATGCTGTGGCTGGTTGCCTGCCAGAATAGGCTTAGGCTGAGGACTACCAGGCTCATGGAACATAATTTGACGCGACCCGTACTTCATGGGTAGCATAATACTATCTTCCTCTGCAGTCAGGGTTGGGAAGTTTAAATACTCCGAAGAAATAAGAACTTCCTTAACCATTTTATTTAGTGCTCGTATCTGAGACAAGCAAGAAAAAGCAGGACCACGACCATACACCTCGTCTGCTAGCTTAGACCAACGAGGAACTAAAAAACTAAAATAACTAGAACCACTTTCCTGTAACGGTTCTTTTAAAGCAGGTGACCAATAAGTCACCTTAAAAGGTCTACCTTTACCAACACGACCACCTTTCTTAGCGGCTTTGTCTGTGTTGGGTTCTATTGTGTATACTAACTCATATTTGTTATGTACGGAGTTGTCTTTATTAAAGCCGTCCATGTCCTCAACACCTGGGAACATCATCATTAACTGACGAGCTGTTTTGTAACAACGATAATAAACTGTATCTACTGTCCCGTACTGATCTGTATCAAAAAAAACGTCAGATAAAGGGCGAGAGCGAAAATTAACAATACCGTCCACTTCAGAAATTTGAACAGGAGAAGTGCCGTAAGAACCAATATCGAGAAAACATTCATGACTTGAAGTATAGAACTGTGCCTTAGGAAGAGAAAACTCATGCAGTATTCTATCAGCTACTGCTTGAAGATAAGCTCGTTCTTCGGAAGTATACTGGCTAGAATCCTTACCAGTAATTTTCAAATAAAACCAACGATCAGACTTAGGTATTAAATTTGCACTAAGCCCGTTAGCAAACATTTGATTACACCAAACTGCCGTGTCATCATACATTTCACGGGATCCATCATCCTGATGAGGAGTGTGTCCGTGATCAAACTTATTAGAATTGGGGCGCACATACTTTTGCGCATCAAGAAACATGCTGTCAAGGTGTGACCTTAACAACTTTAATTCTGCGTAACGTTGTTGTAGGTTAACCACTATACATTCCAGAGCCACCGCCTAAAGGAGAACGACCCTGAACTTTAGGGCGATTAGGCTTTTGTTTTGTTCTGGCTAGTCGAGCCAAACTACCCATAGCAGATGCACCCGTTACTCTACGAGTAGGAGCGGATGCCTGTTGCATAGGTCTAGCGGCAACTGGCGCAGGAGGGGGTGGCGGAGCTGGCGCAGGAGGAGGCGGAGGAGGCGGAGGTGGTGGTGTTATTTTAGGTCTTGAGCCCATATTTAGATAATCTTTTTAAAGTTTTCCATTTATAGAATTTATAAGGATCTTCCTCATTCATTTTTTGATACCTGCAAAACTTAATTCTGTCAAGTGGAAAGGGAGCAAGTTTAAGAAACATGTCAAGAGTATTCTCAGATCTACTAGCCGCATACGAAATATGCCAGTACCTTCCGACCTCATCTTCTTTGATCTCGCCCGCTAGCATATAGGTCGGTGACGAAAAAAAATATTTCTCCTCCCCCTCTTGACAGTTAATATAATAATCTAGTAACTTTATGAAGTCCTCGCCCTGAGTGTGGTACAGGACTGTAGCTTCATCTACTAGGGACAGTTTGTAGTACTCACCAACTGATTGCTGCGACATCGTATTGTGCTTTCGGTTGTTTATTGTTTAGCTTTGGAGTCTTAAGTCCTACAGCCATAGTCCTAAAAGCATCTGCTCCATGAGAGTTAGAATCATGAACAGGGGTCTTTCGAAAAACTTGTCGGCTAGAATCGAACTCCTTGTGGTAACCCTTAAGTGCCTCTAACCCACGAGCACAACGTATTTTGTTAAACCAACACCTAGGCAGCATAGCACGAACAGCGTCAATGCCATCAATGATCGGTAGCTTTTTTACAGTAGTAAACTTTAACCCCATACTTCTCGCTATCTCTAACCTGCTCTTACCTGTGCCAAGCTCGCGAACTTTAATGTCGTGCGGTGCGTAGTGCTTGCCGTAGACAATGTCAGACTGAACTGCGTAGCGATTTAACTCCCTAGCGTAGTGTGGCAAACCCTCTCCACTGTTCTCGTAGTAATGTACAACTCGTATCTCATTCTTAAATAACTGAAAAAACCAGATAGTTGTAGCATCGTCCATCCCTAAGTCCCACGCAGTATGCACAGGCAGTATAGGGTCGGGCGACAGCTCATCCAATATACGCTTGTCTCGATAGGCGCGAGATATATAAGGACCGTAGTAACTGCCCTCGACTGGAGTCTTGAACGAACACATGTATTCCGATTGGAATCTTGCTTCATTGTTTAGCTCGTCACGGGCACGACGCAACTCGTCAGGCGGTATCGCCTTCGTGTCCTTGACTGACAGGTGACTACTATACCACTTGCCGTCCGACTGTGCTTTCAGCAGCATCTTGTAGAAGTGGTTTTCTCCACGAGGCGTTCCGTTAAACAGTGCCCAGCCCCCGTTCTCCGCCAAGATCGGATTAATCAACTGCCACGCAGACGGGTCAGAAATACTGTACTCTGAAAACACACAGCCCACAGGGTTTGCACCCACCATCTTGTCAGGGTCGTCAGAGCCCATAAGCTGAATGACGCTGCCGTTCTTCAGGTGCACACGCATCTCCTGTTCGCTTTTCTTCTCGACAATCTCCCTTGGGAAGTAGTCAATAAACTTTTTACCCTCACCTGTCATGCCGTTCCATATGATACGCCTCGCCTGATTAGCATAGGGCAGAACGTACCAGTATGTGCCCACGCGCTGTAAGGCTTTGATAGCCAGCACGTTAACGCAAGTTAGATCTTTTCCAGCCCGACGATGCCACGCAACAACCGCACGCAGGTTGCGTTTACTCTGGGACATATACTTAAGCAGAGGGAGCTGGTAGCCTCTTGGCTCCCATCCCTGTGCAGGAACTTGTACACTCATTCTATATAGTTATCTTCTTCGTCCTCCTCCTCATCGTCGATATCTACAGATATCCATTGAATGTGGTCAAGGTCTGCGGGAACTCCTTCATTTATAAAACTTTCGTGATATTCAGTTGCACTCTCTAGCAGCCCCTTGGCTGCATACGGATCACTGAACCTAACATCATAGGACAAGGGTGAGTTGTCATGGGATGCAATAACTACATAGTTTCGGAAGTGCTCTCCTAAAATACCAGTAACTTTGTTAAGTGCGTCAGTGCTCATTTTTATCCTCCTCGCTTAAAAATTCATCGTAGTCCTCACCAACTATCTCAGCTTCAACTGAATTAGCAAGAGCAGACTTCACAACTTTTGAATAATCTACAGTCATTACTTTCATCTCGCCATTGAGAGTACCCTGGACATCAACACTCTTGAGCTTCGGCTGCGTGTAGCTGCAGATCTCCTTCCATATCGCTATCTTATCCCTCTTATCTACACTAGGATCTGCAGCGAAACCAAGTAGCTCTTCTATAGGGTTGATTCCTTTCTCATAAAACAATGCTAGTAATGCCTTGCGCTGCTGGGCTGGCGTAGGCGCAGAGTTCATCATCTCTAAGAACTGTTGCTTTACATCTATCTCTCCCTCTACTTTACGAAGTTGCTTCTGTGCAACCTTCATATCTTTCTCTGCTTTCATGCGGTTGCGATGACACCTGCTCCTTTTAGCAGCTTGTTGCTTAACGACTTGCTTTGGCTTCTTACCTGAAGCATATGTTCTACCATCTGGCACTAGTATCTGTATTGATGATTCATGCTCCTTTGTCAAGAGTTGCTCACACTATTCACACCTAGCTTACACTATATATAGGGGGGTGTGAGCTAATTAAGTTATAAGAGTATCAATGGTTTACGAGTCTGCTCACACAATTTACACTTTTTTCTGACAAAACTATTTTATTTTTACTATAGGCTAAAAAACTGTGAAAAGTGTGAGCAATTACATAAGTCGTTGATAAAGATACTGACTTATAACATTCTCTTCGATTTAAAAAGTGTGAGCTGACTGTGAGCAGTGTGAGCAAAAACTCAAAATTATGTATGCTGGTAGGGACTCTATGTGTCGTCGACTCGCAGTTTCCCCCATCGGGGGTGGCAGTCAGTCGATTCGTGCATCTCGGTCCACGGATCGTCGGACAAACGCGTCGACAGACCCATACATCCTATTGTCCACGCACCTACGGATTCCACGACTCTCTGTTGCATATCACTAGATGCATAAGGTGCTGAGCTGGAATATGTTATGTTGCGTGAACATCAGGATAAAAGAGTCGTGCTCCTTCAGAGCACCCTATCAGGAAAGATAGACTACACAAACCCTTGCACACAAGCAAGATACACAAGACAGACACCGTATGGTTTCCGACCCGAACCCAACCCCCAAGAACCCTTCGGGTTTTCTGTGCAATCTACCGTCTTGCCTCGTGACGGGATGACTCGCACGCAGTGTAGACCATCTCAAGTAACGAGCACTTTGGGTGGGCAGTCGGGTACACGTCTACTCGCAAGGCACGCCCATCGTCCTCAACTAGGACCGTCACACCTGTCGCGACTCAAGTCCGTAAACAAACGGGCACTCTTGTCTTTTCGCCACGTTTGTGTGGACAGCTTGTTCAGGATTTTTCCTTTCTATTTTGACGGAATTGGCACAGCGACCTTGTAAAGGTAGTACATTTGTCTCCACCTTGACAAGGTCTTCTTCTCTGACAATTCCGTCAAAATAACGAAAGATAAAAATATGCCTAAACAAGCAACATCCAAACAAACTATCACCGAAAAGACTGGCAAGTGCGTCCGTTCATTCACGGAACCTCTTGAGTCAGGCGACTACGGTGCAACGCTCCTGGTCGAGAACGACGGGGCTCGCGAGTATATCCGTGTTTACCACGACTGCTCCATTCCCAAAGGTGCTATCGTCACCTTCGATGTAGTCGACAACGGCTCAAGCGAGTTCATCGTCGTCACAGAGTTCAAGAAGGCAGACCGCCCAGAACTCTAACGAGCAACTTGGGAGTCGGGCTTCGGCTCGGCTCCCATACTCTATTAAAAAAAGAAAGAAAAAGAAATAAATATATACTATTATGTCAGAAACAAGCTACAAATATATACTAACAGTCACATACAAAGACTCACCAAGTGCAGAGTATGAAGTTGAATTCCGTTCAATAGATCGTGCAAAAGCATACATAGACAGAAACAGTCTATTTGAACACACCTGGCAACTCACCACATTAGATGGAGAGTTAGTTGAAGATAACAGTTAATAAATCTATTATGAAAAACAACACTATATACAAACTAATTGTCGATGGTAAAGAAGTAGCCAGAGACACTCTGCTTACAGGCGTTGCCATCAAAGCAGAAAAAGTCAAAGATCACTATGAAATCCGAAAGTATTACAAGGGTAACATAGTTAAACTATGGGGCTATTCCATTAAAAATGGTAACAGAGTTGAGTATGCGTCACACCCCAACGATAGCACCATACAAAAAACAAAGATAGTACAAACCAAAATCTCCAAGTTTATTGGAAGAGTTGGTAATGTGTTATCTACTATAAAAAGTGAGTACCGAGTTAGAAAGAACCTCAAGCAGATTGAGCGTAAAGTCGACCTTTGGGACTTTAATTCCTAGTTTGGAAATGGACTGTGCGTGCGTTTTGTGAACGCACAGCCCATATCCAAACAAAAATCAAAACTACTATGCAATATACAATACAAGAAATACTCATTGGGATATCCAATGCCGATCGCTATGACGTTCGTGAACAAAACGGGGAGCTAATCAGTGACTACAAGTTCTGGTGGCGTGAGCTATTCAAAGAAGCCAAACTTACAGCCAAGATGATCAGGCGTGAATCTATTCGTGACGGTATTGTCCCTCGTGACGATGACGACATCATGGTCACGATCATCGTTGATCAATGGCTTGCTGAGTTCAAGTCATATCAAGCACATTCACATCCCAGTGATGATCAGTTATGTAATGATATGTCGTGCATGCAGGCACTTGCCAAACAACAAGAGCAATATCTACTAGACATTCGTAGGGCATTTGCTAGTGCATGCAGACGCAAAGACACCAAGGCTATGCAACGCATACGCAAGCTGTACTATCAGGAAAAGTCATCACAACTTTCTTCTGTTCAGTACACGCACTTAGATGAGCCCACCACCAAAGAACCTGTATTCACACCTGAAGATCAAGAGTTCTTTGATGAGACTGAGCAGCATGTACGCAAGCTCGACTATCAAGATGCATTCATACAAGATCCAGAATGTGATCCAAACGATTCGCATTATATAGCTGACACACTGCGTATGAACAATGGCAAACCTCGTGGCAACATTGGGTTACTCAATGGGTTCTATGAGCAAACACTACCTGAGCCTACTTATCGCACCAAAGATGCAAAACGCAGGTTATTCAAAACACTGCTAAACACTGGCAGTGTCTATGATATTGAGAATGCATGTGGTATGCGTGGCTTCAAAAAAGGAATACGCAATTCATACATACACATGTACGCAGACTCAAACAAAGACGTAAAATGGAAATCGTAATTCTATCTTTCTTTTCATCACTTGGTATTCTCCTTGTGTGCACACGCACACTTGGAGTTAACCGAGTAATCAAACACCGAAAGAAACTAGACATACTAGTAACTTTTGGTTTGCCAGCGTTATTTGTTGGCACTTTTTCAGGTATGATTACAGCCTTCTTCACAGGACTGTGGTTCACTATAAAAACCATACTACTGGCACTAGTTATACCAAAGACCTTCCCTTCTTATGGTAACCAAGAAGATAGGCGTAATGATGCTAAAGGTAATCGTTCCTCTCGCCCTTACCGTGGTAAAGTCGGTCATGACCAAGCACGCGTATCGGTTCTTAAGAGAATGTGACAATCGGAAACGACGTTAGCATCAGCATAGTAGAAAGTAGCCACTGTCCAGAACGGGCAGTGGCTACCCACTATAATGATAACAATAACAAACAAGGCAGGATATACACTTGTGAGTTATATAGTGTATTTTATAAACTATATGTCAAATAAAAATCAATTTTATATACTTTTGGTGAGTAGCCAAAAACTAAACAAGAACAATAACAACATAAACCAATATATATTATGGCAAGTGTAACAATTCGTTACGGTATGACAAACTCTGTCACCCGTGATTTCGACAATGAAACTACTGTTTCTGAGATAATCAGCGACAATGGTATTCGCGCAGCTTTGTCTGCTCCCGAGAATATTCGTGCTGTTTCTGGTGGTCGTACACTAGAAGGACATGAATACGCAACCTCGTTTACAAGTATTACCTTGGAGCAACAAGCTTCAAGCAAGGCTTAGTCCTTCCTATGAGCGTCCTGAGTATGACGAAACATAAAACTGCTCTTTTTTATTATGTCAGAAAAATATCTAGATCAAGAATTTATTTTACGCAGCGACGGTAAATTCTACAAACGCACTACTGTAATATCTCCTGTGCAAAACGCAGACCAGATGTTATCCGCTGTCAAGGATGACGGTATACCAGTCGTATATCCTTTTAATCAACTATTAAATCTACCCGCCATAGGTAAATCTTTTAATGTACAAAGTATGTTGTACAGCAATCAAACAAATCATGTATATACAATTACTGAATTAAACGAGTTTCCATTTCCTGAATCATGGCTAGCTAAACCAGACGATGGTGATCACTACAATCTTGGTGTTAATAATACTGATCGAGATTACACAGGTCCTAGATCATTAATTTGGAATCCAACTGTAGACAACTTAAAACTGTATCTTTTAGTTTCAATTAACTTCAAAGAATACAGCATTTGTAATCCAATATTATTTGTTGTAGATCAAACTAAAACACCGTATGTTCCAAACATTCCTAATGTATATGACGACGGTCGTATATGCACTGGTGATGATTACAAAAAAGAGTTTCGTAACAAAGACGAAGCAATGTTAATACATGCAGAAAACATGTATAATATGTACCGCACACCGTGCAACAACGACCTAAGAAATCACGCAGTAGAAAAACAATATATTAAATTCACAGGAGATGGTTCAACTATTCCTACACTAGAAACTCCTGGTATAATATCTGATAATGATTTCAGATTCTATATAAAGTGCACAAACTCAAAAGTTATTGACTTCCTTAAAAATGTCTAATCTATACAAATCAATATCAACTCAATATGTTGTTTCAGAAAATTGTCACTCTTGGTTTCAAGATGCATCTAATCAAAATATAAACAGACAATATTATCACGGGTTTGCGTCAAATCTTCAAAGCCAAGCTGAACAAGAATTTGATACATACCCTGTAGAAAATCCACTCAACGCAGAAGACACACGCATACTGTTTAAAATACTAAATAAATCGTATGCAGATTCTGGTCGTAAGCGTGGTGCAATCCTTCGGTACATTAAAGCTTACCGTGAACTCAAGCCAGATCAAATTGGTACTCGGCTTTACAATCAACTAAATCAATATGAAACCTAAACTAAATGCAGTAATTATCGGAGCAGGCGGTGTCACAAGTTATATGTTACCAGCTTTGCGTAGCAGTTTTGACACACACCTCACTATTATAGACGGAGATATACTTGAGAAGAAAAATCTCGACCGTCAACTATTCAGAAACAATATGGTGGGTCAATACAAATGTGTTGCTCTTATGAAACAATATCACTTTAAGAAAAGTGAAGGTCAGGCAATCAGATCATATTTTGATCTAGCTATGCTTGACACAGAATACAAGTTTTGGTTCTCACAAGCAGATGTTATTATCTGTGCTGTAGATAATCATCCTGCGCGTAAAGCAGCTATTGATGCAGCTAAGCTGCTTAACACTCCTATTGTTATATGTGCAAACGAATACCACACAAGTCAAGCATTGTTCTATGATCCAAATCTTGCTAATCACCTTGGACTAACAATGTTTGATCCTATTATTCGATACCCTGAAATTAGCACTGATCAATCAGGTAGTCCAATTAGCTGCCAAGGAATTGCATTAGAATCTACACCGCAACTAGCAACAGCTAATCAAGTAGCTGGTGCTTTTGGTAACTTTTTATTATGGTCTTGGTTTGGTATGCCTAAATGCAAAGATGAAAATCTAAAATACATGCCAATCGAATTCCAATCAACATTCTCTAGAATGCAAACTACAACTATCGATGACCTCCAAAAACTTAATAAAAAAGCCAGTTAGTGTTTACCACGACGGTGCTATCTACCAACCTGTAGAAACATCTTTGTGCACAACTTACACTAAACTTCAAGATATTAAAGAAGTAGAAGAACTTACACCAACATGGAATGGTAAAAAAATACCAATAGCCTTGTGGAAAGAAATACTTGCATTCATGAAACATTCGTACGATGTACTTTCTTCCGAAACCCTGGTGTATTTGTTTTATGATGAAAACAAACAACAACCTTGGTCGTATTGGGTTCCACCACAAGAAACAGCAGGTATGACTGTTAAGTCTTTACCAGATCATCCTGATTATATTGAACAGCGTGCTTTGTATCCAGATACTATGTTTGGTACAGTGCACCATCACTGTTCTACTTCTGCATTTCAATCTGGCACAGATGAAGCAGACGAAGTTAATCGAGAAGGTATGCACTTTACTGTTGGTAAGCTTAACAACACCGAAATAGTTGATGTTCACTTTCGTATTACACTGGGCGGAGCACACGCTGAATTAGATGCGCAAACTTACATTAAAATGGAAGAGTCTCCATTTAAACGAACTTGCCGTGTTCCTGAAAAAATACAGAACCAAGCTAGACAAGAGCTGCACAAACTAGATATTACTACGCTGCCTGATACTAAACATTATAATTTTACAAAACATATGGATAATGTTAGTAAAAAGACTTTTACACCTGTTACATATAATTACAACCAACGTTCACTTGGTTGGGATTTTGACTCAGCACCCGAAAAAAAAATCGACGACGAGGGTTTGTTAGATGATACACAAATACTTGCTGAGACTTTTATAGACTCAGTACTTACTGATTGGCATTTTGAAGAAATACTACAATCATATTATCAATATACTAACAATTCAGTTAAAGTTACTGATCTTATGCACGCTCAACTTGATGAAGAAGATGTTCGTGTTGACCTAGTAACAATGTTTAACGATATAAAATATACAAACTCGCAAAATTATGCAGAAACTCATACATCAATTCAAATGTTTCTTGAAGAACAAAGTAACTTAGGAGTTGCATATACAACAAAAGAACTTATCAATGGACTTAACACTATCAAATATGACCAAGGAACAGGAGTTCAACAAATGGATAAGGAGAATGTTTTATGAACAATCTAATCATAAAGTGTGCTGTCAGCGCATCGAAACTACTACGGGGAATGGAATACCTGATTTCTTGGTCGTCTTACCATTCGGAATCTATCTTATTGAGAGCAAGTTTGAGACTACAAAAATACGCCCTGAACAAGCAGCGTTCCATATCAGAACGAATTCGATTGCGAAAGATGATGTCCACCGTTGTATTACACTCTCAGCATACCCAAAAAGTAAGAGACTAATAGCTACAACTTACAGTGCATATTCTATATCTGAAGATGGCATTGTACCTGCAAGAACAACAACATTTACTCTTGATTCCAAGGGATTTAAACAATTCTATTTAACACTTTCCGACAAGCCAGTATGGCAAGAATCCGAAACTAAGCGACTCTGCACGGCTTAGAACCCAACTTGTGCAGACTAGGCGACATCGTAACCATCATTGAGATCACTTACACAGTCTATCCTAGATAACTGGTTAACATAACAGTTAGCCAGCCAATTTACTATGTCAGATATAAGCGCATTATTAGATCTAATCGACACAAAAACCAATCAAATATTGGCTGGTGATCCATACCTTGAACACAAACAAATAGCAAAATGGGCAAAAAAAATGGACTTATCAGACCCTTAACTGATAACGAAATACAAACTCGTATGAATAATAAAACTTATAAAAAAGTAAATAAAATTATACATGCTAATTTACGCAAACAAAAAGAAAAATGAATTATATATCAATTATTCTTGCAATTCTTGTAATAGAAAGTGGTGGTAATGATTTAGCTGTTGGAGACAATGGCATGTCATTAGGGTGTTTACAACTTACTGAAGCATATGTACAAGACGCATCTGAACATGCTAATATAGACTGGGTACATAATGATGCTTTTAACAGACAAAAAAGTATAGATATTTTTATTGCGTATATGTCACGATATGCAACACCTAAAAGATTAGGCAGACCAGTAACCGTTGAAGATATTGTACGAATACACAACGGGGGACCAAATGGATACAAAAAACAAGCAACAAAAAAATACTGGCGAAAAATTAAAAAACTATTAGATGCAACAAACAGAACTCAACGTAATAACATCTGATGTATTGTGGCGACCTCCAGTTATACTACCACAGTTTGAAAATATAGTAGCAATTGATCTAGAAACTTATGATCCATATTTAAAACAAACAGGACCATCATATAAACGTGGTGCTGGTAAAGTAACAGGAGTTGCTATAGCAGATAGTCACCAACAAATATACTTACCGTTTGATCATTTAAATGGGGACAATCTTGATAAAAATCTGGTTGTTTCTTTCGTTAAGGAAGTAGTTAAAAACAGTAAAGAAATACTGTTTGCTAACGCTGCATACGATCTCGGCTGGCTTGAGTCTCTGGGCATTAAAGTCTCTTGTCCAGTCCGAGACGTTCAGATTGCTGAGGCATTAATTGATGAAGAACAGTTTTCATACAGTCTTAACAACCTGTCTAAGAAATACTTAAACAGAACTAAGTTTGAAGATAAACTTAACGAAGCTGCTAAAGCTTATGGTTACAGCCCTAAAGGTGACATGTGGAAACTACCCGCTAGGTATGTAGGTGAGTATGCTGAGATAGATGCTCGTAATACCTGGGATGTATACCAACATCAAATACCAATACTTAAAGAACAAAACCTTTGGAATATCTGGGAGCTAGAATGTAAACTTACACCTATACTACTGCAGATGACACTTAAAGGTGTCCCTGTAGATATAGATAGAGCTGACCAACTTAATAATAAGTTACTTAAACAAGAAACCAAACTCAAAGAAAAGTTTGGCACGCTAGATATTTGGTCACCTAATCAATTAGGCGAGTATATTACTAAGCTGGGTCTTGTAGTTCCTAAAACAGAAAAAGGTAATTACTCTGTATCTAAGTCATTCCTAGAACATTGTGAACATGAAACAGTAAAACAAATATACGAAACTCGTTGTATCAATCGGCTGCGTAAAGTGTTTATTGAAGATATCATACTCAAAGGTAGTTACAAAGGTCGCATCCACGCAGACTTCAGACAGACTGCATCCGATCAAGGCGGCACACGTTCTGGTCGACTGTCTTCTAGTAACCCAAATCTACAACAAGTTCCTAAACGCAGTGAGATTGGTAAAGCAATTAGAACATTATACATAGCAGAACCAGATACACTTTGGTGCAAAGCAGACTACAGCTCTCAAGAACCAAGACTCCAAGTGCACTACGCACTGCTTGGTCAGTTTGGTAAACCACTGCCCAAAGCAGAACAGGCTAGAGATGCTTTTGCTAGCGGTGAGAAGCTATATACTTTCTTTGAAAAAACCACAGGACTACCATACGACACATGTAAGATGTTGTGTTTAGGTATTAGTTATGGAATGGGTAATAAAAAGATGGCAGAAACATTAGGCATATCAGAAGAAATGTGCAGTTCAACTATGAGAAAGTTTAACGATGAAGCACCATTCTTGAAAATATTATTTGATAGCGTAATGAACAAAGCTAGTCAGCAAGGATACATAAAAACTATACTAGGCAGGCGTGCTCGTTTTGATTTCTGGGTGTCTGACTTTGGGGATAAACCAATCAAAAACAAACGCATAGCCCAAGCTAGATTTAAAAATAACAGAGTGTTCCGTGCATTTACAAGCAAAGGACTAAACAGACTAATACAAGGCAGTGCCGCAGACCAAGCCAAAAAAGCAATGGTCGATGCACACGAAGCTGGCTTTGATCTTAGGCTGCCAGTTCACGATGAAATTAACGCCATGGTTAAAAATAAACAAGAAAGCCTTGACTTAAAATTAATCATGGAGAATGCTATCACACTCAAAGTACCCGTTGTTGCAGATATAGATCTAGGAGCAACGTGGTGTTAGAACTATGGATATACTAAAAACAGCACTAAAAATAACAAGCGAAGACAGACACAAAGACTATGGAGATTGTGATGTTGAATTTAAGAAGACTGCTAAAATGTGGTCTGAGATATTTGAAACAGAAGTAACTTCCACACAAGTAGTGCTTGCAATGATTGCTCTTAAATCTATTAGGCAACTAAACAAAAACAAAAGAGATAACTGGGTTGATATCGCAGGATATGCAAGGCTTGGTGATCTCATAAACAAACAATAACAATGACAGATCCTCTATTAGAAGAATCAGATGTAATACCAATCGCTGAGATTGAAGGCGTATCTACAGAACATGTAGCAGGTGATGACCTCCAAGAAATAACAAGCTTAGGTAAATCACTAAAAGATGTTGATAACGATATCGCAGCAAAAGAAGCAGAAGTTAGTCAACTAAAAATAATACGCAAACAAATTGCTGAAGAGTTGATTCCTGATCTTATGGCTAAAAACGGACTCAAACTAATCCAACTAGATGACGGAGCAAAAATACAAATTAATGACTTTGTAGATGCTCGTATCAAAGACCCCTCTATTGCATTTGATTGGTTGCGAGACACAAACAACGATTCGATTATAAAAAATCAAATCACTATATCTTTAGACAGAGGTGATGACGGCATAGCCGAAGAACTCACTACCAAGCTCAAAGAAGAGTATGGTATTGATGCAGATCGTAAGATTGCTATACATCACTCAACTCTTAAATCTTTCTGTCGTGACGCTCTGGACGACCCAGAGCTGGCAGAATCCTTACCTCGTGAAGCCTTTGGTATTTACCAGGGTCAACGAGCGAAACTAACCTAAAAATAGAAAGAAGAATCATGGCATTCGATATAACAACAGTCGCAGGTCAGGGTACAGAGAACTTGGATTCAGGTTCATCCTTACCCTTCATTCGTATCCTACAGGACTTAAGTCCCCAACTCAAGAAACAAAAAGATGAATATATTGAGGGGGCTGAATCAGGTGATCTATTCTTTGCTAAATCGCAAAGTGTATTAGAGCAACCAGTAGAGATAGTTCCATGCTATACAAAGTCCATCTACACTGAATGGGTTCCCCGTTCAAAAGGTGGCGGTTTTGTAGGCAATCATCCATTAACCGTGGTCAGCAACGCTGCTTACGAAAAAGGTCGGGAACGTCAATACGATGAATGGTTAGGTGAGAACGAACTTAAGTTTACAACTTATTGGTTCGTGCTAATGAAAGTAAATGACTCTTGGGAACAAGCAGTTATTCCTTTCACATCATCACAGCTTCGCGTATCACGCAAGCTCACGCAAGACATCAATCGTTTCAGATACGATGACGCAAGCATTGCTCCGCCCTTGTTTGCACAGAGTTGGAAACTAAAGTCCGTCTTAGAAACTAGCAAGAATGGAGATGACTATTACAACTTTGAATTCGTAGAGCCTACAGCTCTCGACTTTGAAGCTGACGAGTCAATCCTTACGCTAGCATCTGATACATATAAAAATGCATCAGATACTCCTCTTCTACAAACAGAAGA